CCGTAGGATTGAGGTAACTTTAGTCGCTATACCCATAGTGTAGAAAGACGAAGCTCGGTCGCAGAAGCAAAAAACGTAAACGCAAACGACGAACAGTTCGCATTGGCAGCCTAAACACTGCCTAGGGTTTCGGTTGGTTTCCTCGTAACAGAATAACCAACCTAATAAATATAAAATAACTATTAAAGTAAAAAAATGCCAATTCCCGCATCAGGTCCAATATTTTTAGGTCACGAACTTAAGGATGCAAACTATCCGAATAGTTCTATATCTAATTATACCAGAAATACTACTGCATCAGAATCTAGATTAGTTACCGCCACAGGCGATACCACAAATCCAAATCCATATGGTGGACTAGCGGTAGGAATAAATGATGACGATATTCGACGTTTGGCTGGTCCTAGTTTTGTAAATTCTGGCACTACAATAAGTTTTTTAGATTTTAGAGGAAAAGATTCCGTAAAGACTATATCGTATGAACCAACGTCAATCGTATATTTGTACAACATAAACTTAAGACAATACGGAATAGATAATGGATGGGATCAATATTCCACTTTAAAAGTTAAATTTAATCAAAATGTATACATACTATCTACAAATCGCGCAAATCCGGCAATATCAGTTAGAGGTAGTTTTCCAAAAGGCGTGATGCTTGATATTGGCGGAAAAGTAATAGGAAAAGGTGGCCGAGGTTCATCCAACAATAGCGGAGGGCATTTTTTAGGCGCTACTGATGGCGGTCACGCCATTGAAGTTAAAATAGATAAGGTTGGATCGTATCAACCAAAACTTGCTCTATATGTTCGTTCCGGTGCTGTCATAGGTGGCGGTGGGGGTGGCGGTGGATATGGAGGCATGGGGTGGGATTATCATTTTGGTTATGGAGGACCTCAGGGAGGTGGGTGTGGCGGCGGCGGTGCCGGATTTGGTGAAAGAGGGGTATATGGTAATTGCTCAAGAGGTCACATAGGAGATGCTAGCCCCGCAGGATTAGACACTCCAGGTGCTGGCGCCGGCGCTGGTAACGGCGGTGGCTATGGCGGCGACGCATGGGGCGGCGCCGGGGGGGCAGGTGGCGCATTAGGAGAGGACGGCGGGGTGGGTCAACACACATGGTTTGGTAACTATAATCAAGCAGGTGGATCTATATCAAATCCTGGGGCTTTTCTAGGTGGAGCTGGGCAGGCAGGCGGCGGCATTGCAGGATTGGCCCATGTTGAAGGTTCGATTAGCAGTTTTACTTCAGTTGCAGATACAACGTATTGGAGTTAATATGGCAACAAATTATCAATTAGCAAAAAGTACGTGGATCGGTTCAGGCATGCGTGGCAAATTCTTAAAGTCCCCTAGTAGATCTAAAGGTAGTTTGGGAATTAGAATGCGACCACCCGGTCACGACGCAGCGAGCATATTACGTAAAACTGTTTCTTGGGGTTCGGCGGGGAATTATACTAGATTTGAAAGTCTTGCATCCGGCAACGGGGATGATGGTTTTTTCTTTTTACCATATCCTCATTTTGATTTTTGGTTTATGGGGGCAAATCAAAAATATGTTGCAGATAGCTCAGGTAGACATGTAAGTGGCGGAATGTGTATTAGTACAAATGGTGTTTTTTCCTTTGGCGGCGGAGGAACAACTTCATACAGCGTAGGATCTGCCGGATCTACCGCTTTTAACTATAAAACTACGGAAGGTAGAGTACCAGGTACAAATGCTGCCGGTACATCTGCTAATTGGCAGGAAACAACTGCAAAATACCCTTCAATATTTCTTGGCGGCAAGGACAATGATTACAATATAAATCCATCATCCGGGGGAGATCTTGCAGGGATAGGATATGGTATATGTTATTATCCAGACCCTAGTTTAAGATATGTTAGAGTACAACTTAGAACAAGAGATTATAGCAACGATGCTCAGGTACTTTTGGTGGAAATAATACTTTGGAATACCATGGGATACTATTATGATCAAGCTACAGATTATTATTCCCACCAATTTGATATACGATGGGGGTTACAAGGAGTATATGGTATATCTGCAACCCAGTCACTTTCTACTAGACTTCAATCTGGACTTAGAATAGAATATCCCGGAAGTACTTATGCAGTTACTGCATTACCTGATCCTACTAGTACTTGGGCAGGATCAACTAGTCAATCAGTAGTTTGTGTAGGTGGGCAAGACGGACTTAATTGGTCAGTGTTTCCTGGATATACTGTAGAAGGCGAAACTTGGGGACAGGGTTTTTAAATTTTTGAGGTTTGTTTAGTTCCTCTTAAAAACTAAACATTTTATTAATAAAAGGAGTTTAACTTGAAGAAAATTATTAGTGCAACTTTGGTTGCTTTTGCATTTGCAGCATCCGCTGCTGATTATTTTAGTGTTGATGTTGATGCTGTTAAAGATCAAACCTCAGGTGTTATGAGTACTGCTCAATACATTCGTGCAGGTAAAGAACTAAGCGGTATTCAATTAGGCGTACAAGGTCGAACTGCAGTATCACATACTGGCGGGCATGCTTAGTAGTCTAGAAGTTACTGGAGGTAAAGCTGTTAGCATCTTTACACCATTTGTCGGTGTTGGATTTGACAACGGCGCTAACGGTGCCCGTGGCGCAAATTACCAATATGGTCTATTGGGGGCAACCACCGGTTTTAAAGCAGGCCCAGGCTTTGCTTTGGCAGGTGTTAAAACACGTGTAGGCACAACTGCAGCAACAGAGACAAAACAATCTGTTGTATTTGGTACTTACAGCATTCCTGTTGTTAAGAACGTTGCATTGAATATTAATGCAAGCAAGAGCTATCAAGACATTCAAGAGAATGCTTGGGGCCTTGGTCTTAATGTTGGGTTTTAATTAAGTAGGTTTTTTACTAGTTCTTCCTTTAAAAAGAACTAGGCTTTATTATTAATTGGAAAAATTATGTCTTTTAAAACGAATCTATACGAGGTAGTCAGAAATGTAATTTCTGACGACTTGATACAACATTTAGATATTCAATTTGAATTACTAAAAAAAATAAAATATTTGACCGAAGGTAAAGATGAGCGTAATCTATATGAATATGCGGATTCTCAAATAGCAAAAAGCTTTTCATATTATTCTGCCCTTCCATTTGAAGCTTTATCGTTGGAGCTTCAACCATTAATGGAAGAAGTTACTGACAAAAAATTATATCCAACCTACACATATGCGAGAATTTATTATAACGGTGCAGAGATGGCAGAACACACCGATAGACCAAGTTGCGAATATTCTTGTACATTAAATATTTCTAACGATCCTGAACCATGGGATATTTGGTTTGAGGATTTAGAAAAGAAAAGATTTCCCGTCTCATTGCATCCAGGCGATCTTATAGTTTACAAAGGTGATATACTTAACCATTGGCGCTTACCTTACGAGGGCAATAGACAAACTCAAGCATTCCTTCACTATGTAGATAAATTTGGAAACCATCGAGATTATAAATGGGATCATAGAGTTTATCTTGGATTACCTTCGGACTATAAAAGATGAGTACATATCCTCCCGGATATATTCTTCCCGATCTAAATCAAATTAAAAAAATTATTATATTAGGCGGAGGAACCAGCGGATGGTTGTCTGCACTAATCCTATCTAAAAAATTAAGAAATCCAATTGAAATAGTTTTAATAGAGGATGTAACAGCAGGTCCTATTGGTGTCGGTGAAGGCACTCAACCTATAACAGCAAATACCTTGGCTAATTGCGGGATACCATTACTAGAATGGATGAAGTCTAGTAAAGCAACTTATAAGATGGGGGTAGAATTAGTAGGTTGGTCAGATAACTCATATTTTGTGGATAATGATTATATACAAAATAGTATTTTATTTAAAAATGTATTTAAATCTGTATATTTTACAGACAAACCATATACCGATTTTTTAAAACATAATTATGTTTATAAATTTGCAAAAGATAATTTAAGTCCAAAATTAAATGGGAATCTTGATTTAAATTTTAATGTAGGCCCTACGGAAATAGGTGCAGTACATTTTTCTGCGTATGATATACTAGAGACAATTAAAAATCATCTCCCTTATGTGAAACATATAGATGCAAAAATTATAGAAGTTGAAACTACAGAAAAGGGCATATCTAAATTAATAGATGAAACTGGGCAGGAATATACTGCAGATTTATATTTAGATTGTTCTGGATTTAAGAGTTTATTATTAGATAAAGTAACAGAATCAGATAATTATGAATCATATAGCCCATGGCTTTTTAATGATCGATCTGTAGTAATACAAACACAATATAAAGACCCAAAACAGGAATGTCATCCATACACTAAAGCCACTGCTATGAATTCGGGGTGGGCATTTAAAATACCTATATTTACTAGAATAGGTAATGGTTATGTATACAGTAGTAAATATATTTCAGATGCAGATGCAGAAAAAGAATTAAGAGAACATCTAAATGAATGGGAAAGTCCTGCAAAATTTATAGACATGAAATGCGGAAGACATAAAACTATAGCATCGAAAAATGTATGTGCCATAGGTTTAAGTGCAGGATTTATAGAACCGTTAGAAGCAACTACTTTGTCATTTACCACTCTTTTAACCAATCATTTAGTATTCGGTCTAAACAGACAAAATAATATTTGGACAGAAAATTTAATGTATGAAATTAATAAAGAGTTTGGTGACACGATTAATGAATTTTTTACTTTTGTCTGGTCTCATTATTATTTTTCAACTAAAAACGATACTGAATATTGGAAAGACATTAGAAAATTAACAATTGACGATTTGCCAGAAAATATAAAATTGCATCTATTAGACTATTATCCTTTATGTACAGATTTTTTATTTACAGATCTTAATAAACATTTTTCGTCTACTCAATGGTTTTCTGTAATAAATTCTGCAGATGCATATAAAGGATCTTCTACAAGTTTAACAAAAGAAGAACAAGAATATTGCAAATACTCATTACGTCTTCAAGAAAATAAATACAAAATTGCTAAAGAATTTTGTATGAATCATTACGAATATTTACAACAATGGTATAACACATGACTACATTAAAAGAACTAACCTCAGAAAAACATAGAGAAGCTGAAACACAGCCTTTTCTTAAATCTATATTTGCTGGAAATGTGGATAGGAAAAAATATTCAGAATATCTATATCAATTATTAATTGTTTATAATGTCTTGGAAAATAAAGCAGACGATTTTAAATTGTTTGAAGGTATAGAAGATATTAAACGAGCTAAACAAATAGAATTGGATTGGGTTGAACTTGCAAGAAACGACCCAATACCTAGACTAAATGCATCTACTATAAATTACTGTACATATCTAAACGAATTAACCGATAAAGATAAAATAATGGCTCATGTATATGTTAGACACATGGGCGATTTATTCAATGATTGAAATATTCCCACAAGCAAAAGAACTATCCAATAAAATTATTTCCAAGTTACAGCGATATACTATTGACGAAATAGATTTAAAATATCACCATAATGATTTGAATTTTACTTGGGAAAATTATCTTTGGACAGATAAAAACTTTCGTCGCGCGCATGTAGAAATTGTGGACGCGTCAGAATCTAAAAAGATGTGGGTTATGCATATGTGTATCTTCCCTCATTATAACTGTCCCGATCCTATATTTGGTTTTGATATTGTATGCGGTAAAAATAAAATTACCGGAGCATTTCATGATTTTTCTATTAGCGGAGAATCACAAATGAACAAATGGTATCGTAATAAGATGTCGGAAATTGAATGGAATAAGCCGAGGGAATTGCCAGATTGGGCAAAGCGTATTTTTAGTCCAAATATGTTAGCCGCGGGTAATATTCAGACACAAGAAGAATTAGATCAACTATTTAAAACAGTTATTGACAATCTAGATTATTACCTTTATAATGTAGGTGTGCCCTATAGTAATAGGGATTATAAAGAACAACATAACAATTATTGTAGAAATCAAAAAATGAACCCGCATACACCTGCAATGATGATTAACTTTGGAATTGAAAAAGAAACATTTATGAAATTCATGGATGACGTACTTTTCGTAGAAACCGCATGACCGACGAATTACAACAATATATCCTAACGGATACTTTAATCATAACTAAAAAATTTAGATCACCTAATGAATTTTCTCTTTATATCGAAGAACGAGTAGCAAAAGAAAAGTTAGGTTATATGGATGCAGTTATACAATATTGCGGAGAAGTGGATATTGACGTTGAATCTATCTCTAAATTGATTAATCAATCGCTTAAAGATAAAATTCAAATAGAAGCAGAAGAAGGAAACTACTTCAAAAAACGAGGTAAATTACCACTGTGATTATGGATGAATTCTCAGTCTATAAAATGTACATTGCCCTTAAGTTGCATTTTACTACGGACAATTATGATGTCATTGCTCAAAAAGGCAAAGTTAGAGCAAGCCGACAAGCCTTTGCTAAACGCAAAGATCTTTATTCTATTAAAAAAGTATCCAAGACATATTCGGATGAGGAAGTTGCTAATTTCTTAATAGCAAATTTTACATCCGGAGATCGTTGGGGCGGACTATTTGATTCCGAAGCCAGCGAACGATATCAAGAGTGGAAAAAGCGAACAGAAAGCTTAACTTATATTTTTACAAATGATCTAGACACATTGATGCTAGAATTGGAAAAAGAAAATATGAGTATTGAAGATGCTTTTAAGATTACAAAATCCCAACACCCATATATAATTAAAGCATTTCTTCGAAAAACTATAACACTAGAAACATTAGTTATCCTTGAAAAGATATTTCCTTTCACAGGATATTTTGATAGTAATATAGGAGATGATGTAATGTGGCCAGATATTTCTAGATTGATTAGAAAATATAAACCTTTTTTACGTTTTGATAAGGAAAAGTACAATGGAATTTTCAGAAACAGAGCTGGACTTGAATGCTCAAAAAATAGCTAAGCTTGAAAAGGAATTGGACGAAACCAGATACATACTTGAACAATGTATTGCATCTATAAAAGAGACACAGAGGTACTTAATTAAATTATCATACAATCAATCCGATATAACCAAAAGACTTGCCAAGTGGCCATACATTGTCGTTAACACCGAAAGCGACGAACAATAACATTTTACTAAAAGGAATAAGGAGCCTTAAATTTTAAAATGAGCATCAAGAAAAGAAATTTAGATTTGGATCGCGAGAAAAAAATTCGCGGAATTAAGAAGAAAAATGCTATAGACAAGCATAAGAATCTTATATATAATATAGCATCTTCTAAAAAAATTGAAGATGAAGAAACTGAATTAGATTATGATTACGCGACAGTTATTAAAATCAAACGACGTTAATACAACTTATACACTTAATACAACGCTATACAAAGGAGATTATTATGGCATTCACATCACTATCTGATCTTAGAAAATCCCGCGGCGGATTTGACTCTTTAATGAAAGAGGTTGAAAAGATCGCAAACCCCCAATCAGAATCACGTGGCGCAGACGATCGCTTCTGGCAACCAGAAGTAGATAAGGCCGGTAACGGTTATGCTGTCATTAGATTCTTGGCACCACCTAAAGGTGAAGATCTACCATGGGTTAGAATTTGGAATCATGGATTTCAAGGTCCAACCGGCAAATGGTATATTGAAAACTCTCTTACCACTTTAGGTAAAGCAGACCCGGTTTCAGAATTCAATACTGAGTTGTGGAATTCAGGTTCAGAAGCAAATAAGGAAATTGCTCGTAAGCAAAAGCGCAAGCTAAGCTATGTTACCAATATTCTTATTGTTAAGGATCCTGCACATCCTGAGAACGAAGGAACAGTTCGCTTGTATAAATTTGGTAAGAAAATCTTTGATAAGATCAAAGACGTAGCAGAACCTCAGTTCCAAGACGAGAAGCCAATGAATCCATTTGACTTCTGGGAAGGCGCAAACTTCAAATTGAAGATTCGCAATGTAGAAGGTTATCGTAATTACGATAAGTCTGAGTTTGATTCTACAAGCCCAGTATCAAATAGCGACGATGAAATTGAAGCTATCTGGGGCAAGCAACATTCTTTGACAGCTTTCTTAGATGAAAAACATTTCAAGTCATATGATGATTTGAAGAAGAAGTTGGAAATGGTTCTTGGTATCGGTACCACTATGGCACCAGGTAAGAAGGCAGACGAGATTGATCTTGACGAACAAGTTTCAAGCGCTCCTACTTCCAAGCTATCGGTTGTTCAAAACAAACCAGCAGTAAAAGCACCAACTAAAGAAGTAGACTTTGATGACGACGATGAGTCTTTATCTTATTTTGCTAAATTAGCAGAAGATTAAAATTTAAATTTTAGCCCCGCCCTGTGCGGGGTTTTTTAATGGTAGCGTCGACCACCTATAACTACACCACCCATTAACATTTGCTGTATTTCTGGTCTCGTATTTACAGATGGCGCTGACGGTAATACTATTTGAGATTGCGCACCACCGCCATTTACTACATTATTAACTTGATTTGTAATATAATTACCTGCAGGTTCTGCAAATTCTTTACTCTTAAGTAATAAATCTTTGGATTCTTGTGCAATAGAATTAAGAACAGATGCCGTTGCAGTTCCTAAATTAGGTAGTAGATTTATTTTTTCACCATTTATATCTAATTCGCCTACTTGATCCAACCAATTTTTTGATGCTGTTGCAAACTTATTACCTATTTCTTCCTCCACGTAATCTTCAACTTTAGTTAATATATCCAGCATCTTATCTTTTATTACATCCATTATGGACTTTTCGCCTGTGTCCCATCCTCTCCATTGCTCGTCATCTTTTTGCACTAACCCAGATACTGCTTTATCTTTTGACATCATGTCGAATCTTCTTTCATCAGTTGCAGCAAATGTTTGTCTTGCAGTTTCGGCAGCTCGTTTCGCATCTGCCGCTTTTAGTATTTTCATTTCTTCCTCGGAAGTACCAAACAATTGAGATGCCATATAAAGAGGTAATAGTGCAGTATTTAATCCTCGTAAAAATGCACCTATTTTCCCCATCATTCCTTCTGCTACACTTAATTCTGCAGCGGTAACATATACACCTTGTTTATTTTGAAATAGTTGTTCTGGCTTTGGTATACTTGAAGGTGCCGCTGTTCCTCCAGGTCCAGCTATTCTAGGAGTTTCGGGACTTGCTAGAGCCGGGTTACCGCTCATAGGTTGACCCACAGGAACTGCTGCAGATGACGGTGTTGTACTAGGCGAGGCAGATGCAGGTGTTGTAGTAGCCGGAGAACTTCTCCATGATTTTATTTTTTCCCACAAATCTCCTAATAATCCAAAAATTCTAGTTATTGCTGCAGCAATACCTTGAACAACTTTTTCAATAGCAAGTCCAATACCTAATACTATTTTATCAAGCAATTCTTTAAATAAAGTTTTTAATGCTCCGCCAAATAATGTTATACCTGCGGAAAATGCAGCTGCAAGAATAGATGCAAGTCCAATACCTAATTTAGATAAAAATCCCCCACCTCCCTCACTATCAGATCCTGCTATATTAATTTTATCTGCAATTGCTTGTGCCAATAATTCTCGTTCTTTTGCTCTTGCAGGATCTTCATATTGTTTTTTAATAAAACTAATATCTACTCTAGTTAATTCCGAAATATCTCTAATAGCAGAAGTATCATCCATCATTTTTTGTTGATATTTGGATGGACCAAATAATTTATTCATAGCATTTTTAAAAAAGCCTTTTTGTTCCGAATCTTTATCTCCTATTTTTGATCTACTGGAAAATCCAGGAGTTTGTTGCTTTTGAAAATATTTTCGTATTTCCGAAAAACCTTTACCGTTTCCCTCAAAAAGCTTTTTCTGAGAATCTTGTATATCTTTTCTCAAATTGCCATATTCTTTTTGTTGCTTTGATATAGCATCAGTTAACTTTTCAAGCACTTTGGTTTGTGCTTTTAGTTTATTAGTTTGCTCGAGAGATGCACTTAATAGTGCTCTATCTCCTGCAGTTAATCCATCTGGGTTTTGAGGTAGTGCCATAGTTATTTCTTAAATTGTTTTTGTTGTTTTATCTTCTCATTTTCTTCAGTGATATAATTAATTAGCATAGTAACGTAAATATCTCTTTCCCACGGAATCATATTTTCTATTTCAGTTAATGAATAATGATGATGTTGCATTAAAGAAAAATTTAACTTAAAATAGTTAAGAAGACCCTCATGCGAAAGAGTTAGACGAAAAAATTTTGTAGTCCCTCCAAATTCAATTCATTTTCTGCACCACACGCATCGCATTTTTGTTCTATGTGTTGTACAACTTTAGGCATAGTTAAGAAAAATTGTTCTAATTTACTAAATTGATCTTTTGAAAAACTATTTACAAATTCTACAAGTTCTTCTTTGGTATATTCATCATATACTTCTTCTTCGGTATATACTGCACTAATACAGCTACATAACATATCAACAATACTTTCCGATTTAAAATTTTGATAAATTTCCATCATTTCATCAAACCTAGGATATCTCATTTCTAAAATAATTTTATCGGTGATATTAATTTTTTTACTATGGCTTGCGTCTTTTTTAACTATTGCATTTGTTATATCTAATTCAAAATTAATCTTATTTTCGCAACTATTACATTGTAATGTTAAGTTTGCAATCTCGCCTATAGATTTTGCTCTCATATTTAAAAAGATATACTCAATATCAAAATTAGATAATTCTAATATTTTTAATTTATTATATGTACACACATCCACAAGTTCAGAAATTATACGATGTATTTCTTCATTATCTGATTCCAATCCTGTTAATAATACTTTATATTCTTTAACAAGAAACGGTCTGTATTTAATTTTTTCTCCGGTTGACGGTAATATCAATTCATAAGAAGGGGTTTCTAATTTAGGTAAAGCCATAATTTCTCCAATTTAATTATACATATCCATTGATTTCGCCAGTATTAAAGATGGTTCTAGATTGTTCATCTATTGCTTGCGCATCTCCCGATAAATCCGTTTGATTTTCTCTATATCTAGTTTCATTCAATCTATTATTCTTCTATAGGAAAATGTTACATTTAATTTGTGTACTTGATTTTGAGCACTATTATTTAATTCGAGTAAAGCAACACTTCTAGGAAATGCATCTTCAAGTAATACGGAATAAACAGTTTTATCTTTTTGATCCAATTGATTAATTTGCACGGTTGTTACATATGTCTGTTGATAGTAAACAAAATACTGAAAAGGATCTATAATCTTACTCATCCAACTATCAAACAAACCCTTTACGTCCATTTTTTGATCTAGCAAAAATGTCATAGTAATACCTTCACCTCCGTAATCTACGGATACTGGTCTTTGATATGCTGGTCCTTGTATTCGTTGTGTTTTCACCCCTATTGTTTGCATTGGCAAATTAGTTGATTCGCAAAATAAGCTAAGTAATTTTGCGTCATTTGTAGAATACTTATTATTCGTTAGGGCAGGAGGTAGATTAATTAAAACCTCAAATCTATTTGGTCTTGCTAAACCGCCCGTTCTTACTTGAGCTTGAAAATTCTTTAGAGAAAAATTTGCCATTTAATATCCGTATTTTTGTTTTGTGTCTTTCCAGACTTTATCTTTTTTGGCTTTTTTAAAGTTCTCAACAGGTAACATGGATGCAGTAATCCAATCTGAAAAATTAATTTTTAAAAATCTTGTTCTAATATGATTACTTAAATAGTGTTTTACGCAAGCTGTTGCTGGAGCATATTTTGCTGAGCTATTTAATAATCTCCATGATAAATCTATTTTTGTCTTTTCGTCAATTGGTCGAGTATTAAGTTTACTTAATTCCCCCAATAAATTAAATCTAGCAAGGTAAGGTAGATAATGAAGGTTAATACCCAAGAACCCATCTGGCACTTTACTAAAAGGCAATACTAATGGCATTATATCATAATACGGTAGTGTGTCTTTATGTTTAGGATCATACATAAACAAGTACATTTCTCCAGGAACAATATTATTTGTTAGTTGTTTTTGTCCCAGCATTTGAGTACCGGAAACACTTGATCCTAGATTCCTAACTTGATCTCTATACCATTGATACGATTTTTTCGTATCTCCAGCTTTCATACTAACAGCTTTAAAAATATCTTCAGCCATTTACGATTCCTAAATCTTTTTCGGTTATTATCATGAATTTCATATTTCTATCCTGGCAAAATTCAAATGCTGCTTTCCATTTAGCTTCATTTACTCCGTATTGGAATACCTCATTTATAAAATTCTTTGTCTTTTTAGCGGGTATTGCTGGAGGTTTTGTAAAACGCTCAGGTTTAATTTCTATTAGATATTTTTGAATTGCCCCATTTTTATTCTTTACTTTAATATAGAAATCTACAAAGTATCGATGCACCTTTTTATCTATAGGAGAGATGTAGGGCACAATTACAGTCTCTGATCCCCATTCTATAATAGATGGGTTCATATCGCACCACTTCATGAATCGCAATTCCCATAAAGAACGATATACAATATTATCCATATCCCCTCTATATTTCAGAGGATTCTTGGTTCTAAATTTGCCTTTGTAAGTTTTGGTGTATACCATTTGCTATAAATAATTAATATCCACAATATTTATTACAGAAAATATGAGTCAATCTCAATTTACTCCCCCAACAGACGTAGTTTCTGAAAAAAGAAAAAAATTCGAAGCTAAGTATATAAACACTGACCAACAGCGGGGGTATACTATTGGGACTTTAGAATATCCTGAGGGGCTAAGAGTTAAACCCGATCTACAAAATTACGTTGCTTTTTACATCAATGTTCGAGATAGAGCTACTGGCGGAAAGGGTGAGAAAAATAGAGACTATTATGTTAGCGACAGAGAACAATCAAGACTAGATGCAATAAACAGAAACAATATCAGTGTGGCGAAAGCTGAAGCTGGAGCAAAAACGGTTGCAGATAACGTAGGAAAATTAGTTTTAGCGGGCGGAGTGTTATCTGGTATTGCGACAGGATTTTCAGCAAAAGGTGCAGCAAAAACTTTACTTGCTGCAGGTGCTGCAAGAATAGCAGTTGAGATGTATAAATCGACTCCTTCTGCACAATTTGCATCCGGTAGTACATCTAGATTAAAAGAAGTAATAACATTACACATAGAAGATAAACCTAGTGTTAGATATGGTGCAAATTATTCCGACAAAGAATTGGGTGCTCTTACTGGAGGACTGGTTGAGGGATCTTTTGCACAGGCAAACGGAACCTTAAAAGATATGGTTCCAGAATTGCAACAAAGAATACTTGCAGGGTTAATAAAATTACCTTCTCTAAATCCTGGCGGTGGCGGGACATTGGATAATCTATTACAATTATCAACAAAAACTAGAACCAATCCTTTTAGAGAAGTATTATTTGAATCCGTTGATTACAGAAGCTTTAATTTTAGATACAAATTTTTTCCAAAGAGTCAACAAGAAACAGAAAAAATTAGAGCAATAATTAATCAGTTTAAAAAACATATGCATCCCGAGATATCAAGCGGAAAATTGTTTTACATATATCCTTCCGAATTTGATATTCAATATTTTTTTAAAGATAAAGAAAATGATTATTTGCATAAATTTGCCCGATGCGCATTAACTGATATGCAGGTAGATTATGGCGGAGAACAATTTACTACATTCGAAGATGGTTCTCCCGTAGAAATTGGGTTAGTACTAACATTTAGAGAGTTAGAGCAAATGACAAAAGAGGGAATAGAAAAGTATGGCTACTAATCTATTTGAAACCTTTCCTAGAATATCATACACTTTAGATGATGGTGATACTGAGCAAGTAGTTGTAGATATTTTTAAACGAGTAATTTTATCTAAAGAGTTTCAAGAAAATGTATCGTATTTTGAGCTATATGATGTACAACACGGAGAAACCCCCGAAGAAGTTGCCTTTAAATTTTATGGTTCTGAAAATTTACATTGGTTAGTTTTAATGACTAATAATGTTATTGACCCTAGATTTGAATGGCCTATATCTGAAGAAAATTTATTAAAAACCGTATCATCAAAATATGGCGGAAATAATAATGTATTTACTAAAAATAGAGCAAAGAATATTAAAGGATATCAAGTAGAAACATTTTTTGTATTAACTGAGGATTCAACTCACAAAAATCCAAAAAGATTAATAATAGAAAGTCCGGATGAAGATGGAATAAATGTGCCAGTTTCTTATCAAGAGTCTGAAACTATTTTTAATTACGATACTAATTATGATGTAGAACAAATTAAAAATGAATCGTACAGAAGTATTAAAATTATAAAACCTGAAATTGTTCAAGACGTTATAAACAATTATCAAAAATTTATTAACGCATAATGTCTGAAGAAATTTTTAAAAATCCCGGCGATGTAATAATACAACAACTTATTTTATATTCACCCACACAAAATAAGTTTATAAGTTTAAATGATTATCTTGTAGAATTAAATATCTATGAAAGTATTTACTCGCAAGTTATGACGGGTAGTATTACTCTTACTGATAGTAAAAATTTAATAAGAGATTTTCCGTTAATAGGAGAAGAAATATTATTTGTAGATTTTAGAACTCCTACATTTGATGCCGATAGTAATTTTTCAAAACTGTTTAGAGTTTATTCTATTACAGATTTAACTTATGCTAAAGATGGAAGTACCAAAGTATATCAATTAAATTTTTCATCAGTTGAAGCGTTTAAGAGTATACACAATCCAATCTATAGATCATTTGAAGGAAAACCTGAAGAAATAATTGCGCAAATATTTTTAGAATATTTAAAAACTCCTAGAAATATTAAAATTTCTGAAAATGTTCCAGATGAGACTCCTGCTACTTTTTCTATATTAACCGAGACAGCAAATAAGCTTAAATTTGTAAGTCCAGGATGGACTCCGTTAGAATGTATAAATTGGATTTGTGGGAGATCTTTGCCTTTAAATAATTCTGCAGCTAATTTTTTATTTTGGGAAACAGGATCGGGATTTTATTTTTCAAATACAGATACTATTTTTAAAAATCCAGATGCATTCACAATAGGTAATTATGTTTATTCTGAATCGTATATTAATACATTACCTAGAGATGAAATACACAAATCTATTTTGGCAATTAAATCTTTAAATATTGAAAGAAATTTTGATCAATTGCTAAACAATATGTCGGGATATCTGGCAAATCGAGTATTGAATATCGATTTATATAATAAACAGTATGAAATTGTGGACTATGATCACGGGACAAAGTTCAATAATTATTCTCATACGGAATTAGGAAAAACAGTCCCATTATTTGATGTAACTACAATAAGAAATCCTCTAGGATTTTTAAATGTAAATTATAGTCATGAAAAATTATTCAATGATGTTTCTAATAATTTTGATGTAGAACATAAAAATATTTTTGGTAATAGAAGATCTAACTTATTAGAATTGGATAATTTTAAAATGAATTTAGTTATACCCGGGAGAACAGATGTTAATGTAGGGGCACTAATGAATATTAAAGTTCCAACAGGAACTATAGTATATTCTGATGAAAAAAATAGTGCAGAAAATGATGATTTATATTCTGGCAATTATTTGATAACAAATTTATGCCATAAAATAAATCCATCGACGCATTTTATAAGTATGACGGTAACAAAGAATTCGTTTGCTTCAAATAAATTTAAAAACATAGATGATAAATGACAAATAGTAATATAGCACATTGGTGGTCTGGGGTAGTTGAGGATAGAGACGATCCCGAAAAACTAGGTAGATGTCGAGTTAGAATATTTGGTGTTCATTCTGCAGACACTACCTTGCTACCAACATCCGATCTACCGTGGGCAATCCCATTACAATCTATTACTTCTGCAGCAACATCTGGAGTAGGTAGTACTCCTATTGGCATTGTTCCTGGTACTTGGGTAATGGGGATATTTTTAGATGGAGAAAATTCTCAGAGTCCTATGATAATGGGAACACTTGCAGGAAAACCTGCAACAAATATAAATGCTACAAAGAAACAAGAACAACTAGATAATGCAGCGGGCGTACTTAAAGATGGAAATAATAATATACTATATGGTAATGATGGTAAACCAATATTAACACCTACACAATTAACAAACGAACGAGAAACGCTTAAACCATTAACTTCCAGAGACTTAACTGTTTTATTTGATGCAATATCTAACAAAGTATCCGGCAGAGATTATACTAAGGTAGGATCAAAAAGTGAGTTGGGAAAATATCAAATTAGTATTTCGACTTTAATAGATTTAGGTTATATTAAAAGAACCGATTCTGATATCATTGACCCTGCAATTTTAAATGATAATACCAATTGGACTGGAAAAAATGCAGCAACATCGAAAACAGCATTTTTGAATACTGAAGCTATACAAGATGTAGTTATGTTTGAATTAACACAAGATAATTATAATACATTGATACGCCAAGGCAAAATATCTGAAACAGATAATTATCAAGTTGTGGGGGGCTTACTTGCAACTGCTCATGTCATGGGTGTTAATAATGCGGACAAGCTAAACAAAAAAGATACTGCAGGAATTAAAGCAAAAGAATATTTTATAGTAGGCAATTCTGCATTGGGCGGAGATTCTACAGATTTTTTAAAGTCTTTTGAAGATACAGGAAATTTTTTACCAAGCACAACTACTACAAATAACACGGGTGCTCAGAACAATGATGATCTTAAAAATATAACAGGATTTACTGATCCAAATAAAAAATATCCTAGATATGATTATAATGGGTTGACAGATGTTAATAAGTTGGCGGTAGGAGATATATCTCATAATGTTTTTAAGATTAAAGAAAATAAAAAAATAGATAATATTTCTTTGGCCAGAACAACACAAACTTGGGATGAACCCGCACCTGCATATGGAGCAGGATACCCGTATAATCAAGTTATAGAAACAGAAGCGGGTCACGTAATAGAATTAGATAGTACCCCGGGCGCAGAAAGAATACAGGTGTTCCACAAATCGGGAACATACATGGAAATAGATGTCAATGGTACAATGGTTAGAAAAACCATAGGTGAAAATTACGAGATAATGGATCGCAATAATTTTACCTTTGTAAAAGGATCACATAATCTTACAGTTGAGGGCAGGACAAATATTCTTGTTAAAGATAATGCTTCAATAGAAATAGAAGGTTCTGCGTCTGTAACAGGACACGGAGATACTACAGTTCAAACTGCAGGCACATTGGGTCTTATATCTGAAACATTATTAGTGTCAGCAAAAACGGGTTTGGATTTAGTTTCAGAAGGATCTATTAATATTCAAGGTAAAAATATTAATATCTACGCAAAAGACGGATCTATTACGCAAAAAGCAAGTAAAGATTTTAGTATGCAATCTGGTTCTTCAGGTACATTTAGTATTAGTGGAGGAATTGCTTTATTATTAGATGCAGCTGTAGTTAAAACTAAAATGGGTGCAAATACTATTAAAGCTTTAGCATTAGCAGTATTATCTCCACCTGATAAGAAAACACCTGATACTGCAGCAATACCAGTTTTACAAAGAGAGATAATAGCAAAATCAAATTACTTATTTGATTCTGGAGAAGAAGGTTCAGATGATTATAGGAAAACACTTGCAAAGCAAGGCATTATTAACGAAAAGATACAACCAAAAACTTCGACAACAACACCTACAAGAAATATAGGAAATAGTACAGGCAATCCTGGAAAAATATTTCCGTGCGATTGCACTGAAATACAACAGTTTAAATATTTTCCAAGATCATTTATATTATCCAATAAAGATAATAGAATATTCACTCTTGGCGATCTATTACAAGATGGCGGATTAGTTGCTCAACGCGGTTTAACTGAACAAGAAATAGTCTGCAATTTAAAACAAATAGTTGTAAATTGTCTTGATCCTATTAAAGCAAAGTATCCCGATATGAAAATTAATAGTGGTTTTAGAGCGGGTACAAATAGAAGCGATCACGGGCTAGGTGCAGCTGCAGATATTAAATTTACGAATACAAGTAAATCTAGTTATAAAGATATTGCAGAATGGATTATTACTAATGTTCCATATCGTCAAGTACTATTAGAATATACTTTTGAAAAGGGCAGTAATAAATTGAGATCTGCTTGGATTCATATTGCTTTCCTTACAGATAATGGAAATCTTGTTAGATCTAATTTTGCTCCGGTTCAGACATTTGTAAATCATGCGTCGGTTTATCCAAATTTAATTAATTTAGCATAATAAATATACATATGGCTAATACAAAAAACATTAAACAATTTTCAGATATAGATCTTTCTTTTAAGGTTAATCCTTTTACCAAAGACATTTATCTAAAAACCGACGAGGAAGCAGTAAAAACTGCACTGAAACATTTAATACAAACTAGAAATTTTGAAAGGCCCTTTCATCCGGAAATAGGCACACAAATACATTCTTTGATGTTTGAAAATTTTTCCTCAGCAGTAAAAATTGCTATGGAAAGAACGTTAAAAGAAACTATAGAAAAATTTGAACCAAGAGTAAGATTAATAGATTTAAGTGTACAAGAAACTGCAGATGCAAATGATCTAAAAGTTAGTATTAATTTTACTTTAAAAAATACAGACAGACCAGTAACAATTACAACTTTACTAAGTAGAGTACGATAAATGGCAAATTACAGATTAGCAGAATTAGACTTTGATGAAATCAAAGTAAACTTAAAACAATTTTTAACTAATTATAGAGATAAAGATAATAATCTTATTTTTAAAGATTATGATTTTGAAGCTTCAAGTTTAAATATACTTATAGATTTATTATCATATAATACTCATTATAATGCATACCTGGCAAACATGGTTGCAAATGAGATGTTTTTGGATTCCGCAGTTAAAAGAGAATCTGCAGTTTCAATAGCAAAACATCTAGGATATACTCCGCTATCATATAAAAGTGCAAGAGCTAAACTATCGTTTACAGTAACACCTTTAGATACCCCAACATCGTTGACACTACCTAGATTTTCTCCCTTTACTACACAAATAAACACAACTCAATATACCTTTGTAAATTTAGATCCTATTACTATAAAACCAATCGACGGAGTTTATACTTTTTCAGACGTAGAAATAGTAGAGGGAGAACCCCTAATATATTCATATAGAGTAGATCTTTCTGGTCCAGGCGAAAAATATACAATACCTAATAAGAATATAGATACGTCTACTATACGAGTGACGGTGCAAAATTCATTTACAGATTTAACTACGCAAACGTATTCTCTTGCAGAATCATTATCAACTATAACAGGAACATCCAAAGTATATTTCTTAGAAGAAAATCCCAGTGGATTTTTTGAAATATTTTTTGGAGATAATATCCTTGGCAAAAAATTAGTTTCCGGTAATTTAGTAAAAATAGAATATTTAGTAAGTAATGGTGATCAATGTAATGTATCCGGAGCAATAACACAGACATTTACTTTGGGTGCAAAAATTGGCGGAGTTACTTTGGGTGCGCCTGTCACGGCAACAACTAATTCCTCAGGTGGAGATGTAGGCGATACCATAGATGAAATAAAATTTAAGGCTCCTAGATTTTTATCATCATTTAATAGAGCAGTTACTGCAAGCGATTATAAAGCATTAATTGAAGCAAACTATCCGTTAATAGAATCTGTTTCTGTTTGGGGCGGTGAAGAAAATGATCCTCCCAAGTATGGTAAAGTTATTATATCTTTAAAACCGTATGATGGTTATACTGTAAATGATTCTTTAAAGAATAGTATATTACAAAATACTTTATTAGATAAGAAGGTGATGGCTATTACTCCAGAATTTATAGATCCAAATTATTTGTATGTTACTATAGATAGTAAAGTAAAATTTGATTCTAAAAATTCAAAATATTCTGCAGCTGAAATAGAAATATTAACTAGAAAAACAATACAAGATTATTTTAAACAAGAATTGCAAAAATTTAATAAAAATTTTATTTATTCTAAATTGTCCAAAAATATTGATGCTATAGATTCGTCTATAATTGGAAATGTGAATAGTATTAAAATTCAAAAAAGAATTACCCCTGCGGTAAATACGATCAATGAATATACTGGATCAACTGTATTAAAATTTGCAAATAAATTAGTTTCGGGTAGTGTGTATTCTACTTCGTTTTATTACACAACTGGCAATACTATATCCACAGTATATTTACAAGATAACATTACTACAAGCACAACAAGCACACTGGATTTGCTAGATTTTTATACATCTAAAACTATAGAATTAAATGTGGGAACAGTTGATTATACTTCCGGACAAGTTTCAATTCCTAGTTTAAATCCGGCAGGGTTTGTTGAAAATTCTACCGATATTAGAATATATTCTAGAATACAAGAAATGGATATAGGTTCAACACGAGATATAGTATTAGTTATAGATGATAGTAATTTAGATACTGCAGTAAAAAGATCTTCAGGATTAACAGTATCCGCATCAAATTAAAATGATTAACAATATTTACTTACCGGCAAATCTTTTAGGACCATTAAAGATAAATGGTATATCTAAACCTACTGATACTAGAGGTATTCTAAGGGGTTGGTTTTATCCTTTGTATACCACCAGGGGCGAAGCAATACAATCAGATTTAGATAGAGGCGGTAAAGGAGTATATGAAGTAATAACTTTCTTTGAACGAGAGGGAGAGTTTTATGTTGCCGAGAGCTACTATAATTATGGTGAAATAAAAGATCCTATTATATACACTTTATATGATGGACCTGGTGCAGAAAATCCTTTCTCAAAAGTACAAAATCGTTTATCTATTTTAATTGAAGATCAATTGCCAGATTTTATTCAATCTGACTATACCATGTTTATTACCTTTTTGAAAGCATATTATGAATTTTTAGAACAAAATTCTGAAGTGCAAGAGGTATTACAAAATATTAATAAGTATGCAGATATAGATGAAACATCTGAAAATTTGGTTGAGAAATTTTTATTAAACTATGCGAAAGATATATCAGATAATAAACTTACTAATAGACAATTAATTGTTAAAAAAATAAGAGAGCTGTATAGTAGAAAAGGCACAGAAAGTGCATACAGAATATTATTTAATATCCTATATAAAGAGACTATAAGTTTCCTATATCCTTCTGAATTTATTTTAAAGCCTTCTACCGGAGTTTGGACTGTCCCAAAAACTTTAAGGGCAAAATTAACTTCTACAAGACAAAATATATTTGATTTTGAGAATACCCAAGTTGTAGGAAAAACATCTGGAGCAGTTGCAAATATTAATAAAGTGCAAAAAATTAATATAGGGCAATATGATGTATTTGAATTAATATTAGATACACCTAGTATACGAGGTGACTTTATTGCAGGAGAAGATATAACTGCAGTTAAATATTTAATAAGTAGTAATGTAATTAATTCATCGGCTTTAACTGCAACACTTTATTCTGTTATATCTAAAATAGATATAACAGATGGAAAATTGGGATATGAAAAGGGGCACGTTATACAAAGTATAACAGATAATAATAATACTGGGGCATTTGCAGTTGCTAAAGTAAATTCTGTTAATAGGTTTGGCACAATAGTAAATATACAAATAGAAGAAGCGGGATTAAACTATAGTAGCAATATTGAAATAAATGCAGGTAAACCAACAGGAACAATTCAAGGTAGATACGCAGTTAGACGCGGAGTGGTTACCGTAGAATTTCCAAACGATCATGGAATGAAAATAGGTACAAATATTAATGCATTCTATACTGGAAATATATACAGCCCCGTAGATAATACTAGACATAAAGCTACAATAGTTTCAGTACCAAATGTTAAAACAGTTAGATTTAGATATCCTGGATTTTAAAGATGGCATATAATCTTTCATATAATAAAGCAATTGTCAACGAAGGAGATAGTGTAATAATTACACTAGATGGTACTGGATTGCCAGATGGTTCTTTAGTTCCTTTTACAATATCTGGTACAAATATTACCGAAACAGATTTTCTAGGATTTTCTTCTTTAACCGGAAATTTTAATATTACTGGCGGTAGGGGAAGAGTAGTTTTAAATATTGCTGAAGATTTAAGAACAGAAGGTCCAGAGGCATTTATACTTACATTAACAGGTACAGGAAGAACAGAATCTATTGGAATATTTGTAAATGATGTATCATTATCTCCTAGTAGTGCCGTACCAGAATTTTTTGTTACCTCTCCTCTTTCCTTAATAAATGAGGGAGATACATTAACTTTTAATATAACAGGAATAAATGTTCCAGCGGGTACTGCAGTACCCTATGAAATATTTGGATTACAATCAGAAGATTTAGTTACAGGATCCTTAACCGGAACTGTAGTTTTTACTGCAAATAGTTTTTATGATACATCCGCGACAGTAAGTGTTTCTATATTAGAAGATTTTAAAACAGAAGGTAATGAGAATGCTGTCTTAATATTAAAACCCCCATTTCCATATTCTTTAAAAATTAGTAGTACGGTTGTTGTATTTGATTCATCTACAGATTTTAGCCCAGCATATATAGTTACTGCAAATAAAACAAAAGTTACTGAGGGGGATTCTATAACTTTTACTACTGCGGTAAAAGGATTGGGATCTGTTAATGTAGGAACTCCGCTATATTGGTCAATACGACCAACATCCAAAGACGGAAATCCTACTAAATTAAATCCTGCATCGGATATAACTGTTGTAGATTTCGTAGGATTAAATAGTTTAGCGGGCACTACCGAATTTTATAATGATGCAGTATTAGGAAATATTGCAACAGTAACTCTAGTAACCAGAGACGATTATATATTTGAACCAAGCGAATATTTTTTATTAGTAGTTAATGATGGTAAATTAAGTCCTGTAGCAACTCCATTTGGAACTACTGTTTATCAAGTTAAACAAACAAATAGCCCGATAATTGAACTACTAGATTCCGGAAATACTTTAATACAAAGCGATTCTGTATTTTCGGGTAATCTTATAGTTTCATTCGAAGATGTTGCAGACTTAAAAGCCAATATCGGCGGTATAACTACGGATCTAGGATATTGGAAAAATTCTACCGGATTGTTATCAGATGAGATGGTGATACAGGGAAGAAGATTATATGATACTGAAGATTCTCCAGTATTTTATCAACCGTTTTCATATGTTATAAAATCATCTTTATCAATAGATATATGGAGCGACTCTGTTAAGGATATATTACACCCTGCAGGATTTAGCTTTTTTAGTGAAATAAATAATGAGACCGATCCTAATGATATTAAATTTGCAGGGGTAAAAAGTATTAAAATTGTGGATTCTGAAATTAATACATATTCTGTTCTTACTGCAGATAAACAGTCTACAGCAATAGATGCTAGTACAGGTAACTATACTGCAGACAAAATTTATACCCCCTTTAATTTCTAAGACTTTAATAAATAATATATGCCAAACATTATAACAAACAAATTAAAGCTAAACAATGCTAAAAATTTTATAGATTCAGTTTCTCTGGATAGCGGAAATTCTTTGTATATGTTTTTGGCAAAACCAAATATTTGGAATGATGAAACGGTTCCTGCTCCTTTAGATATACAAGAAACTAATTCTAAAATATGGGATGAGATGATAAGTTTAAAACGCATATTACCTAGTAGTATAGCGAATGTTGTTAGAAGAGTGGATTGGGAAATTGGAGAATATTACGATGAATATAATCCAGAGGATCCTGATTTATTTTCTAAGAATTTTTATGTTCTAAATAGTCAATTTGATGTATACAAATGCATAGATAACAATTCCGGAGCACCGTCAACTATATCTCCTACAGGTAGATTTGTAAATATTATTACATTGGCAGACGGATATAGATGGAAATATATGTATAGTATTTCTACCGGGGAACAAACAAAATTTTTAACTCGTTACTGGATGCCGGTATTTAAAAACCCTCTTGTTGCAGCAAACGCAAAAGATGGAGGAATAGAACATATTAAGATTTTTAACGGTGGAGCAGATTATTCTGCATATTCTAATGTTAATATAATTGGGGATGGGCAAAATGCAATAATTAGACCTAAAATAAATTTGGGCGTTATTTATGATTTTGTATATGAAAATGTAGGATCCAATTTTAGATATGCGAACGCCTATATTGTAGATGGCCAAGCATCAGGAAAATATGCAAATATAAAGGCAATAATTAATCCGCAGGGCGGACACGGTTATGACCCGGTGGCAGAACTAAATGCCAACTATGTTATGATAAATGTAAGAACAAATTACAATGAAGGGTATGGTGATTTTCCTGGAGGATTTACTTTTAGACAATTGGGTATAATTAAAAATCCCGTTAATAGAGACGGATTGGTTGCTGCAAATACTACACTAAATGCGTTAACAAGTATAAATTTATCAAATGTAAATGGCACATTTACAAATAATGAATTTATTGAAGGTAAGTTAAGTTTGGCAAATGCATATTTAGTAACATCTAATGTAGTATCTGGAAATGGTTATGGTAGATATTTACAATCGTTTGGACTCACTTCTAATTTTTCAACTTTCACAAAAAATGAAAGTATAATAGGAAAAACTTCCGGAGCAACTGCAATTATAGCAAATGTGATTTATTCTGAAGTCATACCTAATAGAGGAGATATTCTCTATATTGAGAACAGAGTACCAATAACTAGATCACAATCTCAAACAGATAATTTACATCTTGTAATAGAATTTTAAGGAAAAAAAATGCCGGTAGTAACAAACGTTTCGCCATACTTTGACGATTATTCTGAAGATAAGAATTTTCATAAGGTTTTATTTAAACCTGGAGTAGCAGTACAATCCAGAGAATTAAATCAAGTTCAAACCATCCTACAAAATCAAATAAAAAGAGTAGGTGATTATCTATTTACGGATGCGGCCAAAGTAACAGGGGCTAAACCTAGCGTAAATTTAGATGCCCGAACAGTTCGTCTAAGCGATACGAATGTTTCTGGGCAGGTTATAAGTCTATCTAATTTTTTAGGCAAGTATGTTGTAGGTGCAACTACGGATGTTATAGGATATGTAGATTTTATATTTGAAAAAGATGATCCTGTTATAGGAGATCCAAAATCCATTGTTATTTCTTTAAAGAAATATAACACAACTAATAATGGTATTTTCTCTGAAAGAGAAACTTTGTATTTTTATACAAGTTACAATGATGCATTAAATAAAGTAACTCCAAATTATACTGCAATAGTTGCAAATGATATTGTTAAAAATTCAATATCTACTACAACAACGTATTCTAAATCTGTAAGTTTAAAAAATCCTACTACATTGATTGAAGTTGGGGATTTATTAGTACACCCAATTATAACGAAACCGATATACGTTACTAAAATTACAAGTACTACGCAAATAGAAATTAGTGAACCGACAGGAATAGTTATAGGTGAGGAAAATATTCAGTATACTAAAAAGGGAACTTGCCCTACATCTATAGTTACGCAAGACGTTGCATATTTTTATAAAAATGGATACCTTGTAAGAAGTCCTATACAAAAAATAGTTCCGGATAAAAGTACATCATATCCTTCAAAATTAATTTCATTATTAATATCGGAGCAAATAATTACAAGTGCGGACGATGAATCTTTATTAGATCCTGCGGTAGGTAGTGCTAATTATTTTGCTCCGGGCGGAGATAGATTACAAATAAATTTAAATCTTGCAAGT